GAGTTTTATTATACCGCAGGCAGTATTCGTCAGACAAGTTCAGTCCCCACTTAATTAACCAGTAGGCATTATGGATACTCTCCATTGCCCACTTGGTGCAGGGATGATTGCGGAATGCTCCTTTCTCGGTCTTGTAGGGGGTTCCATCTGCCTTGGGGAGAGTGCCGTACCCGTGCCCCCACTTGCCAGAAGCAACGATAGAGAGCATCTGGCACGCCTCTAAAGGCATTTTACATATGTGCTTATCGGGAAGTACGATTGCACTTTCTGCAGGCCACGGGGATGTAACAAAGATATTGATGGTAGGTTCCTCAACTCACTAGTAGTATATCACCCAAAGGTGCTGTCTGGTTCAAGTGCGATCCAATATGTAACATCAAATCCAGTATTTTTAAATCGAGAAAGAAGTTTAGAAGAAATTACAACCTCATAATTTCCAGGAAGAATTTTAATATTTTCTACCTTAAAGTTAAAAGTAAATACCTCATTAGTCTCCCCAACAATTACAGAAAATTCATTGGAAGTATCGTTCTTTTTATCCCGGACAACAAGTTTTACTACACCCGATTCACCGACTACAGACAGGTCAGGCAATTGATAAACAGAAGAAGCTTTAAGCAACTTATCAAGTTCTTTGGTATCAAGAAGGAAACATACGTCTTCAGAAGGAAGAGCAATATCTTTATCTGGAGGAGTAACAATTACATTAGGATCAGCAAAGAAATATTTGGAACGTGATTTACCTTCTTTAATAACCACATAACTATCGTTTTGAAAATCAAGTTCTGCATTTTTATGCAGATTCAATCCATTCAAAAACTGGTTCAAATCATAGATTCCAAAATCTTTGGGAATTTCCTCTTCAATCTTCGCCTCTGCAAGGATATTCTTCATTACAGAAATAGTTTTCAGACAATTTCCCTCTTTAAAAAGAATTGATTGATTAATTGAAGAAAAATTCTTAAGGAGAGTTAAGGTTTTATCAGATAGTTTCATAATCACTTATTTTCAATGAGATTGAGATGATTGATCAGGAGAATAGTATAGTGAAGAACTTTAAACAGATCAGCGCGAGGAGTTCCTTTCGTATCATACCGGTCAATATACTTGGTGACATTACCGGCACAAAAACCCTCACGACGATTGTGTTTGATCTTATCTAGGGTTTGTTCAGTTCCACCTCCGGTACGATCGACATAATGCTGACTATAAGTTCCGGCAATATATTCTTCAAGTTGTTTAAGAATTTTATCTTCGTTATACTTCCAAAAATGATTATTATTTTGATCTTTCATAATCGCGGGTTTTTTTTCAATTTCAATTTTATCGTTTGAATTAATAGAGAACATAAATTCTGTTCCGTAATGATACTCATCCATAATAAAAGGGGAGACAGTTTTATCTCCCCTTAGTATATCAGTTTTCTTTCTGAGCGTCAAGATCGTAAGTTACATACTCACCTTCAGCAGTTTTGAACTCTGCATCAATCTTGTCATACAACTCAACAAAAGTTGCTTTGGTTTCATCATCAAAACGATTCAGACAAACCTTGATTGCTTTGTCCTTCTTGCCGAAGATAGAATATGCCTTGATGATATGAACCAGACGACGAGTGCTGATGACTTCATCAATACCACCATCGTTGAAGGTCTTACGAATAATCTCAGACCAGGTACAAAGGTGTTTGATGAAATCGGTGTGCTCACCAATCATAGGAATGTTAAGTGATTCTGCAACCTTAGTCAAGATTTTAGTCTCAACACTGACAGTAGGATACTCCTGCTCAAAGGTGATAGGGAATCGTTCCAGGAATGCCTCGTTGAGAACATTCGTGCCAATGAACCGACCGTCATCAGAACCTTTACCTTTGGTGTTTGCGGTTGCAATCACGTTAAAACCTGACTTGGGAACAACGTGCTTACCGATTTTCTTGAGGAAGACACCCTTACCCTCAAGGACAGACTGCAGACACATAATCTTGTTAGAAGCAAGGTCAACCTCATCCAGCAGAAGGATAGCACCCCGCTCCATTGCTTCTACCACAGGACCATTATGCCACACGGTTTCACCATTCACCAATCGGAAACCACCAAGCAAATCATCTTCATCACTTTCAATAGTGATATTTACACGAATCAGTTCTCGACCAAGTTGGGCACAAGACTGTTCCACACCGAAAGTTTTTCCATTACCAGAAAGACCAGTGATGAAAGCAGGATAGAATAGACCAGACTGAATAACCTTTTTAATATCCGAAAAATTACCAAAGCTGACGAAGGTAGCATCTTTGTTGGGAATAAGATTTTGCACGACAGAATTCATAGTTGCCACACCAGGAACCGTATCGGAACCCTCTACAGCAGCAGAATTGTAAGTTTCTTCAAGTTCTTGCACGGTTGCCTCCAGATTCCATTTGCCACGACCCACTTTATACTGATTCAGATATTTGGAAAGGGTCGCATACGAAGTGCCAATTTCATTTGCAACTTCTTTCACTGCATCGACACCAAACTCGGTGCCAAACTTTTCTTTCAGGATGGAGATTGCTTGGTCGATCATAATGTTAGATTTGGTAGGCATCGGTTTGTTTGATAACTCCGTAATCATAGCACAAAAAAAGGTGCCTCGGGAGCACCTTGGGACGGTTTGGGAAGTGGGTTTAGTTAAATTCCCAATAAATACCGTTTATTGAAATTACAAGTATCAATTTCCTATTCCAAAATTATCATATTGTTGTTTTGTTGTGCCAATATAATAATTTTGAGACATTCTTTGTGCTCTTTGTCTTCCAGTTTCATTTTGGGAAGGTTTTTTTGATTTCATAAACCTTCCACGTTTTGCTCTATATTTTTGTTTTGGAGTTCTACCACTTCCTGGTAGTTTTTCATCAGGTCCATATTCCCTTTCCATAATATTCTCTCTCCACTCTTCACTCATATTTACCATAATGACTTCTGCTGATTCTGGTGTTTCAGCATATCCTTCATCAAGAAGATGTGAGAGGATAATGTCGTAAATATCGACTTGTTCTTGTGCGTCCATCTTACAAATACTTTTTAGTTATTTATAAAGGGGGAGTATTAAATACTCCCCAGGTGGTCAAGCAACCATAGAAATAAAGTTGCTAAGGAGTTTCTTGTTAGTCTTTTTCTTACCAAGAACTTTACTAAAAGCAGTTTTGATTTGTGCTTTTGTTGCATTCTCGGGAACAGAAAACTCCTCATCTTGCGCAAGAGAGTTAGCAGCAATCACATTGAATTGGTCAAATCCAGTGTCTTGGAATTGAACACAACCTTGCTTACGGAACTCACCCTTGACTTTTTCATAGTTCTCTACACCAGTTCCATACCAACGATGACACATTGCGAAATCACGTCCAGGAGTGATGCGGAAGTTAATCACATTCACAGTTGGGAACCTGTCTTTCACCGTTTGTAGGAGAACTTTGGCATAACGAGGGAAGTTATCATAATCCAGAGAAGAATAAACACGACCAGTCTTCCTATCACGAATAGCAGTGCGAGGATACTTTGTATTCCCAACGTAGGAAGGAGAATCAGGATAACGACCCTTACGTTCAACCGTCACGGAATTCTGGTATCCCTCACCATCAGTCAGGAAGATAACATTCACCTTCTGCAATTTATTCTTTGCCTGAAAATCAGGAATCAGAGAATGAAGTGCCATCAGACTTTCGCCAATAGGAGAACCCGAAAGATCCAAGTGAGGAGGAACAGCACCACTGCGTTTCTGATAAGACCAGCAAGCACACCAGATATTCTTGAGTTGTTCTTCAAGAACACGATTATTGGTTTTGCTGGTGAAGAAATTCATCAGACGGAATGATTGTTCGGGCGCAAGAACACCAGGAACTTTATCATACACAGGAGGATGATTCGGTTGGAGTTCCATATAAGAATGTGCGTCCAGAGTGAAAGCATACACTTCAAAGGGAATATTCACCTTACGGCAGAACCAAATCAGGTTCAGCAGTTGCTTGTAAGCATCCAGAATAAACTCACTCATTGAACCGGACCAGTCAAGAATGAAGATGAGACCGTGATTCTTACCGTCAGGGACCACAGAAATCTTCTTAAACAGGTCTTCGTTGAACTTATAGGTATGGAGTTTAGAAGTATCTAGAACACCCGTGCGAGCAATGCTAGAACGAGCATACTGGTCTGCAGACTTCTTACACTCAAACTCTTTTACCAGATAAGAAACTTCTTTCTCTGCAGATTTCTTGTAGGTAGTGTATTCCTGACAAGCAACCTTGAAGGTTTCTGCGTAATAAGTTCCACAATTCTCGTAGAAGTACTTTGCCTTACTATGAATGAATTCATTAGGAATTACCATCGTCTCAAGATTCATCTTGGGAAGTTCGACATAGTTAGTCTCCTGGGCATACTTATCCACAAGGTTTTGGGACTTTTCATCAAAGGAACGAGAAGTCTTGGAAGTCATCTCATCACGATTAGTTTTCTCGTGCTTGTTGCTTGCTTCCTGACCGAAACCACCACCATTCGGTGCTTCCATAGACTTATTCATATCATCACCAAAGGATTCGCCTTCAGTTTGAGACTGACCCTGCGAATCTTGCTGAAGATTACTTTGGTTCTGCCCATCTTGATTCTCTCCATTTTCAGAAGAAGAACCCTGCGGACCTTCTACTTCCTCACCACCAGGACCAGACATTTCTTCCCCACCACCTTGAGTAGGCATAGAATCTACTTTTTCACGTTTGTATTTCACAAACTCAACAATCTCCCGAGAAAGTTGCAACACTTCATCAAACGTTTCAGTCTGAATTGCACGAGTCAGAAACTCATTCTCTTCATCAGAGAAAGCAATGTTATGAAATGCTCCAATCTTATAGTAAAGATTGATTCGGTCAATGAAAGTCAGTTCATCCAGGTTCTCTTCCTTGGTTGAAAAGAAGTCATCAGTGTTCAGTTCATTATAACCATTGTAGAAAGTCCGAGAAAGACCAGGATACTTTTTCTTCATCAGACGTTCTACACGAACATCCTCAAGAACATTCACAAAGTCTTTAGGAACTTCGGGATAATCTACAGTCCAGTCAATATTATCGGTAAAGAGTGCGTGTCCAACTTCGTGTCCTACCAAAAGGTCATAGACAGTCGCAGATGCTTTATCCCAGGTAGGAAGAGTCAGAACACGACGGTCCACATCGAACATTGCAGTCGGAACTTTCTTGTGTTCGATAATCAGGTTTTCAGTTGCCAGACATTTGGCAAGAGAACCCTTGACTTCTAGATTAACGGACATCTGGTGTGCTTTTGAACTTCTAATATTGTAGCAGCAGTTCTTTGCAAATGTCTGCTACAATAGACAGTTTTAAAAGTGGTCAGACATAACCATCCGACTAAATCCTTTTATTTTTTCAAATTTTATAACTCGTTCAAATCTATCTTCAAGTCCAGTCTTATGGGAAATAACAAAGACATTAGTATCTTTAATTACATAATTAATAATTTTAAGAAACTCTTCTGTTCCAAATCCATCAAGTGAACTATCAAACACTTCATCCATAATCAATAGATTTGTATTAACCGAGTTCTTCATTCTTGCAACTTCTCTCCAAGTGAAAAGAAGTGCTAGGTCGATTCTCATTTTCTCCCCCTCACTAAAAGAAGCATAAGAGAAATCTTCGTGAATCGGAGACTGGACGGTTTCGTTAAATTCCTCATCAAGAGTAAAGTTGATGTAGAAATCCATCATCTGAAGATAACGGTTAACTTGCTGATTTATCAGCGGTAGATACTTCTTAATGATTTTGGATTTTACTCCACCGTCTTTTAGTAAACTATACGAAAAATCGTAATAGTTAATTGAGTCTTTTTTAGAAGCGAGTTCGTCGTATGTAGTTTTTAAATTGTCTTTGAAGGATTCTAACTTCTCATGTTCAGAACTTCTATTTGCAAGTTGTTCGGTAATTTTTTGAATTTCCGATTCCAAACTTCTGATTTGTCGCTGACATCCAGAAATTTTAACATTGTTTTGAGAAATGCCATTCGTTAGATTTGAAATTTCCTTCGATAGAGTATTGAATTGACGCTCTCGGTCTTCTTCCTCTTTAATTGCCTCTTCTAGTTCTTTATAACCAGATTGCAACTCTTTTGCTTTATTTTGAGCGTTGTTAATTCTATTTATTCTGAAATCTTCATCTATAGATTGTGTGCAAGTAGGGCATACCGTATTTTCACTAAAAAATTTATGCTCTTTAGTAATGGTTGATACTTTTTCGGAAATTTTACCTTTCAAGTTAACCATCTTACGAAGTTTCTCAGCATATCCAGTAATAGCATCTTGCTCTTTAATAAGTTCTTGAAGAGGTTCTTCTAAAGAACTATTTTCAATTAAATATTGTTCTATCTCTTTATCTAAATCTGAAATTTTTTGTTTATTATTACTTATATTATCTTTTCCGCGATTTTCAATTTCTTCAATAAACTCTTCTTGCATCTTAACTTTATCGAGAAGAGATTCTTTTTTGAGTCCAAGAACTTTGATATCTTCCTTAACAGAACGAATCTTTTCTTTAATAATATTATTCATTGAAGAAAAGATTTTAATATCAAGCAAATCTTCAATCACTTCTCTACGATGAGCAGTAGAAAGTTGCATAAAAGGAACAAAAGTACTAGAACCCAATATAACAATTTGAGTAAAACTTTTAAAATTCATTTTTATAACATTCTGCTCTAACCACTTTTGTTGATCTAATACAGTAGCAGATTGATCTAAAAGTGAATCATCACGATATACTTCAAAAATATTAGGTTTTATACCTCTAATAACTTTCCAAGATATATTACCAACATCGAATTCAATCTCAACTCTACAATCTTTATCATTTACAGAGTTAATAAGTTGTGGTTTATTAATACGCCTAAAACTTTTTCCAAATAAAACAAAACATAAAGCATCCAATACAGTGCTTTTTCCTGCGCCATTCGTACCAATAATCAAGTTTGTTGAATTTTTTGTAAATTCAAGTTCTGTTTCATGCTGCCCCGTAGAAAGAAAATTACGCCATTTTATAGTTTTAAATAAAATCATAATCAGAATTATTTGGTGGAATTACAATGTCATTGGACGTAATGATTGCATATTGATACCCATATACTTCACAAGTTTTTAGTATTACATCATCTTCTATCTCTATTACATGCATTTCTGGATAATCATCTTCTTCTAACATCATAGCATATCTTGTAGCATCATCTTCCTCTTCAAAAAGATATAAGATATGATCCCCCTCATCATTTAGTACAGAATATGCACCTTCAGACTCTCTGCCATTAATTGTTAGAATAAACATTAAATCATTTCACACGCTTCTTGATAAACTTCTTGAAGTATTTTTCGGACTACAAATTTATCAAGATTTACTTCTGCCTCCTCAATATATCTATTCAAAATTGAAAGAGTATCTTCAGATTCAAAAGTTTCAAATTCATTAGATTCCTGAATATAAAAATTCTCAATAATCTTAAGTTCAGAAATATTAGAAGAATAAAGTTTATCAATAAACTTTTCGAATTCTTTAGTGTCGGTTTTTTTGCGAACAATTACCTTTACAATTTTATTCTCATAATCTCTTACATCAAAGGTCTTATGATCAATGTCTTCATAGTAAATGTTATAAAACAATCTATATGGATTATCAATTAAAGTATGCTCTAGGGTTTCAGTATCAAAAATAGCAAATCCGCGAGTATCCTCTACATCAGTCCAATAAATTTCATAAGGATTTCCTATATAAAATACAGTTTGATTATCAGAACGAGTGTGGTAATGTCCAGAAAATACCTTTTTAAAATTATTAAAAATATCCGGTTCTAATCCGTGTTCCATAACTAAAGAATTATTTACACGAAACCCTTGAAGCTCTAAATGCCCCATAGCAATTTTTGCTTTAGTTTTCTGAATCATTCTCAAAGATTGTTGCTCATTATCGGAGCAAATCCAAGGAAGAAGTAAAATATCAAGATTATCTATTTTAATTTCAGTTGGAGTTGAATATGTTATTATATTTGGATAATCCTTAAGAAGAAGTTGGGGGGAATTTATTTGATTGGTATTACGAAAATACACATCATGATTTCCAGTGATTAAATGAACATTATATTTGGAAAGTGGTTCCAAGACAACTTTTTTAGTCCATTCTAATCCCCAAAAATCAATACTTTTACGATTATCAAAAGCATCCCCCATATGAATAACTGTATCAATTCCTTCTTTTTCTAAAGTAGGAAAAAAGACATTCTTATAAAAAAGTTCAAAATAATCATGAAACAATCTTGAAGATTTGCGAGCAGACCAGTGAGTATCTGTAATTAAAGCAATACGCATTAATACCTCAATTTACTATGTACTACATCTTTGATAGTATTGTAATCACTATAATTGGATCCGTCAAGCAAATTATCGTCAAAAACCTCAGAGAACCCAGAACGTTCAAGAATTTTATTTTTAATTTCCAATTGACGCTTCTCTTTTTGAATACGTCTCAAAAATGCATAATGGATAATTTGAGTAAAATAAGCAAAAGGATTTTGGGATTTATCTGGATTAAAATTATGAATATATTGAACTGAATTTTCTATGCCATCAGAAATCATATCTTCTTTAAACATATAATTTACAAAATTAGGCTTAAAGGAAAGATGATTTGCAATTTTTAAAAAACATTCTCCAATATAACGTGGAATTGGAGGTTTTGTATCCCAACTTTTACCACACTCATCTTTAGTTGGTTCTTTTCCATACTTTTTAATAAAACTTATTTCTACATCTTCCCTATATTTAATAAGAGCAGAAAGAAAATCTTTATTATTTACATAATGCTCAGACCTTTTTCTTTTGGTCATAACTGCGGTAGTGATCATAAAGGTACATTATTATTATGTATAGATTATAGCATTTATACAAATAATTGACAAGGTTGCAATAACTGTGTAGAATACCTTTGTTGGGTTTGATGAATAATACTATCTATTCTTATAAATCTTCTCTAAGATTTCTTTAGCATCATTTACATTTGCTAGGTACCCCATTCTACGATTAATTTTAGATTCTTTTGTAGAGTTTTTTAAGGATTGTCTGACATAAGTTTGATACATCATAATCATTTCAATATCGGAAGATTCAGAAAGAGTTAAAACATCCTTTAAGTCAATAATAAACATATCTTCTTTTGATGTTTTTAACCATGGTTCTAATTTATATCCTATAACTCCAGATTTACCTTTAATTTCATCTACAGTTATGGGGTTAGAAACTATAAGTAATGTTCTATCATCTTCTTCAGAAGCTGCTATTTTAGCGAATATTTCTTCACCGGTTTTTAGTTTGACTGTGCAATAAAAATCTTCTTCAATTCCCATCTTTTTTAAGTTGTATAGTTATTATTTCGTAATTAAAGTTTTCTTCATTATAAATTTTTATTCTTTCAATGAGGTGATTTAAGGTATAATTTTTTCTTGAATTGTATGTACAGTCATCAGATATATCATAAAGAACTGCTTTTGTTTTATTTTTCCCTTTTCTTAAAACTCTTCCAATTGATTGAAGATTTCTAATTCTTGATTTACTTGGAGAAGCAAAAATTACATTATGTAGATTTTTTATATTAATTCCAGTAGAGAAAGTTCCATAAGAAGCAACAATAATTGCATTATTTTCTCTTTCTGTAATTTCTCTAACTAATTCTCTCTCTTCAGTGTCCACTCCACCATGAATAAAAAATACTTTACGATCATCTCGTTTAATGTTATTTATTCTTTCATATAGTATAGATCCATGTGCTTCAACTCTAGAAAAGAGAACAAGAGTGTTTCCTTTTAAATCTAAAGAAAGATTTGTAATAAATTTATTTCTTTGTTCATGCTGGATAAGATATTGTATTTCATTTTCATAAGTTTCAAATTTTTGAGGTGGATGCTTAAGAACAAGACAACGAATATCTAATTGAGAAATATGCCCCTGTTGCATCAACTCATAAGTTCTTGTTACTTTATATGATGGTCCAAATAGTCCTTCAAGAACCCATTTATGAGTTTGCGTTCCATCCAAAGTACCAGTAAATCCAAAACGATATTTTGCATGATGAAGTTTAGTCATAATGTCAACTAAAGATTTACTCTTAAATAAATGAGCTTCATCTCCTATAATTACATTATAATTTTCAAAAAATGAACGCTCTAATTTATATACAGATTGCCACGTTGTAATTGTGACTGAATGTTCATTAGTTTTTTCTCTACCTGAATATATACGGTGGCAATATGAATCAGCATCCCAACCATAATCTTCAAAGTCCTTGTACATCTGCTCTACTAAAGATGTCGTTGGAACAACTAAAAGAATTTTTTGCCCTTTATCTACATAATATCTCACGATTGAATAAATCATCAGAGATTTACCTGAGGCAGTTGGTGATATCAATAATTTTCTATTATGTCTTAAAGCATCGTGTACTCCATCTATTTGATAATCTCTCGGGGAATGAGAACAAATAGAAGACATATAATCCTTTACACCCTCGTAAGAAATTTCTTCATTTACTTCAAAGGGTAATCCATAGAATTTGTTTTCTTTAAATTCGTAAGTATAATTATGCAATTTTAATTTGTCGATAACTTTATCTATCAACCCAGCATAAATTTCCCCAGTATGAGTACTCAGAAGTCGAATCTTTCCGTCCCAGTACTTGCTTCTATACTGGGACATAAATTTTGCAGATTCAACCTCAAATGTAAAATATGGTTGTAGTTCGTATAAAATATGTGATTCGCAATGAAGTTTAATATAAACTTCATTTTTCTTTTCAATAATTACATCATTCATAGCATTACGACTGCTATGAATATTTATTTACCCAAGTCCTGCATTAAAACGCATAAACTCGATTGAGTTTTTAATTTGGAAAGTTCTATTTTGAATCATTTTTAAAATACTTTCCAAATATACTAACATAGTATCGTAATAATCTATTTTTAAACATACTGAAGAAAGTTTTTCGTCAGCATCAAGATATTTTTGCATAGTATCCTTATCCCTAATTTTTTTAGGAAATGGGTCAGTCACATAAACATCTGGATCTGCCTTTCCTGAATAATATTCATATCTTTCATGGCGAATGTTTCTTTTCTGCTGTTCTGCTTTTTTTCTTAATAGAAATATTGTATTATATAATTCAAAGTATTTTGCGTGAAGAATTGGGATATTTGTTGATTCTGTGTGAAGATTATCAATATCAATCTTCGAATCTTGTTCCCACATTTTTTGAATCATATCAAGATCTAAACTCATAAAGGATTCCCACCAAGATCTACTATATTGTATATACTATACTTGAAACTAACATCTGCTGTAAAGTATCTTACATCTGTATCTGTAGCATCAAAAGTTAATGTTCCTAAAGAATAAGGAAAAAGATTTTTAAAAATAATCTGAAAATTTGGTATAGAAGAACTTGTTAAAATTTGCAATGTTCCGTCTGAATATAATCCTATTTGTTCTTGGGCGTCCCGTGGAGGATTTATACTACCAGTTGTACGGAAATCGTATATTTGACTCAAACTTTCTGGATAACCAAGACCTCTTATCCAGTTTTGGATTTCCATGTAATTTTCTAAATTTTCATCTACCAAAAATCTTAAACTTAAATCGCCAAAAATTATTTTATCGCCGGGAATATCAAGATCTTTTAAATAAGTGGGTTGATTTGCAACCCCTAGAGTTAAATCTGGTATGTTGGCTGAGTTGCAAAAAAATGCAACTTTTGGTGTTCTTTTTAATGTGAATTTAAATCCTGTTGGAGATAAGAAATTTCTATTTTCAGGTTGTCCTGCTACCATGATCTTTTTTGACTATTTAGATAAAAAAAAGAGACCCTTTCGGGTCTCTTAAAATCAATGTGAATGATTGCTCACATTAAGTTCTTTACAGCAACTCTACGATAGTAGCGGTTAGCATTAACTTGAAGTCTACCGAGACCTTGATCAGTGCCCTCAGCAAATGGGTTTGCAACCATTCCATAACGGGTTTTAAATCCGATTTTGGGTTGGAAGCTGTTCTCACCAACGGCACGAACCATTTGGAGGGGAACATAAGGACAATAGAAGAGTCCAGCGTCATAAGGTGAAGAACCCTTATAACCAACAACATAGTACTGGTTACCAGGAGTTCCGTTAGCGGAAGTCAGGTTAGCAGCATATGGGTCAATGTATACACGATACTTACCTTGCAGAACACCAGCAAAGGTGTTGCCGGTATCATCAACAGTTAGGTTAGCGTTGAGTGCTGGGGTGTAATCAAGAACACCGGCCATGGTTAGAGCGGAAGCAACGTCTGCAGAGCAGAGGATGATGTTGCCCTTTCCACGACGAGTTCTCTGAGCGATAGCATTAGCATCACGCTCAATCTGGAATAGAAGACCCTTGAACTTCTCAACTGACCAACGACCGTTGGAGTCGATATCTAGGTCAAAGATACCAGGAGTTGCAACGTTCTGAACAGCACCTTGCTCAGCAACCTTGTAGATGGTTCTGATAACTTCGCGGTTGATTTCAGCAAGAATCTCAGTTGAGAGAATGTTTGCTAATTCCGCTTCAGCGTTCAGACCGTGGATTGCCTTGAGGTCTTGAGCAAGCTCAAGTGAGTACTCGGCCTTCAGGGCGCGTGACTTTGCAGTAACAGTGACTTTCTCGATTGAGAATGCCATCTGGTTGAAAGCATCTCCTTGTGTGCCATCAAGATTTTCGGCATCGCCTGTTGGCATACCTTGACCAACGTTGTAAGCAGTTTGACTGCCACCACCACTAACTGGGTTCAGAACTGATGGGTTCGAACCTGCTTGTGCAGTTGTACCAATTCCAGCAGCAGTGCTACCAAAACCAGCAACATTGAATCCTGCATCCTGACCAGAATATGCAGAATCAACTTCGTTGTAGAAGGTCTCTGCACCACTCTGATTAGCATAACGGGAGCGCATTGCGAAGATGAGTCCAGTAGGACCACTCATTGGTTGAACGCCTGCAACATCATAGGCGATCAGGTTAGGCATCGAACGACGGATCAGTGAGATCAGTACGGGGTCGAAACCTGCGGTAGGTCCAGCAGCAGCGGCACTACCACTGAAACCACCGGTTCCAGCTGAATTTGTTGGGGATTCCATAAGGTTGGAAAGATTTCCAACTTGGAATGCGCTTTCCTCTCTGAGGAATCTTTCTTGGTTTTCTAGCAGAACAGCGGTTACCGATCTACGATGCGAATCTTTGATTTGATCAAGACCCTCATAGTTGAGAAGAGGTGCCCACTTTTCCTGCAGATGCTCTGATTGAAACATTTGCTTTTACCTTTTACTTAGTGTTTTGTTTTTTGTTTGAATTATATTAAATTCAATTATTTGCCGAATGCTGAAAGAGTCTTCAAGTAAGCAGCCATTGAATCCGAATAAGTTTCGGGAGTGGCATCTAGACCCTCAGACAAAGTTTCAGTTCTTGCAGATGGAGAAACTACTCTTGAAGGAAAATATGATTCCTTTAAAGTCTCCAGTTTTTCACGATATTCTTCTTCACTTTCAAACTCAACACTTTCGGCAAGTGAAGCGAG